TATACTCAAGTTAGAAATTATCCCGTGCAAGGTTTTGCAACAGGAGATATAGTTCCCGTAGCCTGTATTGATATTTATAAGTCAATGAAAAATATGAGAACAAGATTAATTAATACTGTACATGATTCTATAATTATAGATGTACATCCCAAGGAGGTAGACAGCGTTCTAAATAAACTAAAAAAAGCTTGTGATGGTATCACACAATCTATCAATAAAAGATACAACATAGACTTTAATGTGCCACTTGACTATGAAATCAAAAAAGGGCATAATTGGTTAGACCTAAAACGAATATAGGAGTTATATATATGACAGACAAAACAATCTTTGGAGACATGTCCGAAGAAGAAATCAGAGCAGAAGCAGGTATGGGTGCAGCGAAAAGTGTGCCTTCTTATATTGTGCAACTGCGAACTACAAGTAATCACAAAGATAAAAATAACGATGATAAAATCACACAACATCTGGGTAGCTACAATGTGTGGGATAAAGACACCGAACAGTTTATCTATGCACCTACTATTTCTTTCAGACCTTTTATGAAAAGAAATCAGTATATGACATGGGATAATAAAGAGAAAACTTTTTCTGCTGAATCAATCTTGGTAGCATTTGGCGAAGAGGCTTTCGATACATTAGGAACTACCAAGTGTGGATATGTCACTGCTAAAAATAGGAATGACTTAACACCAGACCAAAAAGAGAAAGCTAACAATACAAAGTTCTACAGAATTATGTATGGTTTGATTGACATGAAAGGTGAAAATTCAAAGGGTGATAAAATTACTTTGAAACAATATCCCGTTCAAATAAAATATGCAGGTGGTAATGCAGTAGTCATGAGCAATCTTGATTCTTTATTGTCTAATAAAGGTATCCTTTGGTCTAACAAGGTAGAGTTGAGTACGGAGGAAAAGACTAATGGTGGAATAACATACTACAATATAAAACTAGGCAAGATAACTTCGTTAGATGTTCCTGCTAATTTACTAGAAGATAGTGATGACGGCAGAGCCTATCAGTTATTTAAAAATGATATTGATGCCAAGAACTCGCAAGTCATGGAAAAATATCATGCTCATCTAAAAAAGTACGCTGATGATACTGAAGCGGTGTCAAAAGTTACTAACTCTTGACAGAACAAATATTAGATAAGATAAAACATTTATTGGTACAGGCGGAACAATCGCCTGTGCCTCTCAGTGAAGAACTCATTGAACAGTTTGGCGAAGACTGTAAAAAAGCAATCCGAAAACAATTCAAAGAAAAAAGAGACACTTCTTTTAGAATAAGAATGTCAGGTATAGGTAAACCTCTATGTCAATTACAAATGGAAAAACTAGGTGCTAAAAGAGAAGCACAACCTTATAATAATAAACTAAGATTTATATTTGGAGATATGATAGAGGCTATAACAATGTTGTTATTAAAAGCATCTGGAACTACAGTTGATAGTGAACAAAAAAAAGTATCTAGAAAAAGCAAATACTTTGAAGATGGACTTAGTGGAACTTATGATGTTGAGATTGATGGTAAAATTTATGACATCAAGTCTGCTAGTGATTGGGCATTTAAGAATAAATTTTCTATGGGTTTCGATGCAGTAGTAGAAAAGGATGTGTTTGGATATAAGTCACAAGGATATTTATATGCAGATACAGAGAATAAAAAGTTTGGTGGTTGGATTGTAGTTAATAAATCCACAGGTGAAATGTGCCTTGTATCTCCACCAATGGATGATACTAAACATAAGAAAGAAGCATTAAAAGTAGCAGACGATAACATAAAAGCATTAATGGAAAACAAACCATTTGAAAGATGCTTTGATGATGTAGAAGAAAAATACAGAAGTAAATTAACAGGTAACAGAGTGTTAGATAGTGTGTGCGGTTTTTGCTCTTTCAAACAAGAGTGTTGGGGTGATAAGATAGAATACTTACCTCAACAAGTCTTTGATGATGAAGGTAAACCTCGTTCTAAAAATCCTAGATATTATTGGTATACTCATGTAGCCAATAGGGAAAAGAACAATGACAAAGAAAAATGATACTATTGATGACGGCATAGTAATATTAATTAAACCCCACAAAAAAGGTAAGTTCGCAGTAGGACTTACAACAGACTACAAAGCAGATACTCCTGAAAAAGAAATGTGTAAGTTAGTTGCACTAGGGGTAGCACAACAAGTGTTAGAAAATCCTGACCCTTTTTACGAAAGAGGTATAGAGTTATCAGCACAGCTAGATGATATAGATTTGTCAGATAAAAAAGATTTTATCAAAGAAGATGACGACAGTAATATCATAGACTTAACAAAATATTTAGACTTAAAAAATCTAAACTAGGAGTAATTATGAAACACAATTCTAATTTTAAACATGACTTAGAATGGGGCAAACAAGGTGAGATAGTAGTAGGTGAGATACAAGAAGGCGAAAAGACTGAGGTAAAATCTGAAAGAGATAAGTGGATTAAAACAGGCAATCACTATTGTGAATATCAAAGCAGAGGTAAGGATAGTGGTATTAGAAAAACTCAAGCTGAATGGTGGACTATAAATTTTTATATCGGCGATAGATTTTGTTTTAACATTACAGTAAGAACACAAGACTTAAAAAATATAATAAATAATAATAACTTTAACAAAGTTCCTGGAGGCGATAGTAATACCTCATGGGGATACTTAGTTCCTATTATTAAACTAATTGATTGTAATAATTATAAGGAGAGAGTAAATGAAAACTGAAGACATACTAAGTGATGCATCAAGATTGGTCTCTGGAGACAGAGCAAAAGCTTATGGAGATAAGAAGATACTCCATGATAAGATAGCTAAGATGTGGTCTGCATATACAGATTGTAATATAAATGCAGAACAGGTAGCTATGATGATGGCTATATTAAAGATAGCTAGAACAACAACAGGAAGTAGTTCCGATAGTTATACAGACGGAGCTGCATATATTGCAATAGCAGGAGAAATACATGACCAAAAATGAAAAACCCCAACAAAAGAACTATGTACTAAGTGAAGAGCAGAGAAATACTCTACTACAATACTTAGCAAATAGACCCTTTATTGAGGTTCAAAAAGTTATAAATTTATTAGCAGGACTAACTGAAATCAATGATAACATCTCACCAAACTTTATCAAAAAGTAAAGAAACTTTTATTTTATATAGTTGTAAGATATCTTATTCTAGATTGGATGGTAATCTATATTGGGATGAGGAAACTATCAATACAAAAGAAATGATAGAAGACTTTAAAAAGAAGTATGGAACTAACGAACCATATTCAAAACATAAAAAACTTTTGATACCATTGCCACATATTTTAAAGGCAGTGATAACACATCTAAAGAATGAGTATAATCACTCTTATACAACAACCCAACAACTATTAAATAAGTTAACTAGCTAGTTCTTCCATCTGACTGCTTAATTTTTTAGCACGATTTGGGGTCTGTTTTGCCCACCTAGAATCGAGCATCTCAGCAGCAGCTTCAGCATACGATTGATTTTGTAAAGCAATTAGCATATTTTTAAATTTACCTACACCTGCAGGACCCATTTGAAAGGTCATCTCGCATAGGATACACTTGCCTTTAATTGGTATATCTAGGTTATATTCAGCACAGATATCTTCCATACCATTCCATGCTCTAATAAAATCCTTTTCAAACAACTCATCCCAACCTTCTTTTGTTGTTGGTATGTCTTCTCCAGGAATTATTTTGTGACCATAGCCCCCTGTATCGAATCCTAATGTGTCCTTGTAGACATCTAGTCTATATCCTTCATGCTCTTTTATCTGTTCTCTAAGAGCATCTTTTACTACATCAACCATACTATCTCCTATTTCTTTTTACTAATCATACCTTTGATACCTGGTGCTGCTCTGACACCTAGTGATACAGAACATGCAAGATATAAAAGATGACGATAATACTCAGGTAAAGTTGCGAGTACCTCAAAGCCCTCTTTTATATGTGGTCGTAAAGGTCCGATAAATACACAAATTGCAGGAATCATCAGGGCTAGTAAAACAAATTCGTCTTTCCACGACCCTTTCATTTGGTCTACCGCCGATGCTTCCCACGCAACTTTTCCTGCTATTTGCTGCTCCTTGAGCGACTTCTGTGCTTTTATCTCAGTAAGTGCTAAGTCAGCTTTTGCTTTCTTTGTCTCTACAAATCCTTTTATTGTATCGCCTACTATATTAGCGACTGGTCCTAATAACATATTAATCATATCTACTCCTATCGACTGTTCATTAAGTCTATCATTTCTTTAGACTGTAATATTGTTGCAGGGTCTATCCCCTCTAATCTACCACCAAATATCATTACTTGTTTTTGTATTTTTATAACTATGTCAGCTACTTCTTCTTCAAATTGTTTTTCTGTTATCTCACCACTAGCTAATTTTTTTCCTGCATTTTTTATATCTAAATCATATTTTTTTAATATTTTATCTAGCTCTGCTTTTTTTGTTACAGTCAATGAAGTTAAACTTCTATTGGTAACTTTAATACCAAAAGCATTTAATATAGCTTGTAATT